GCAAAATTATTCGCCATAAAGCCAATGTATGTATCGACTTTTCCTGCTTTCACTTCCGCGCTAATCACCATACCNGCTTTGTANAATTGCTTGTTGTACCAAACNCCTGCNTTCACATCCCACGTTGCNTAGCCTTCACCTTTTGCAGTAAATTCGGTTGTCGCTTTGGTATTAACAATCGCCATCTGTTCATCAANCTTTGACTGAACCTGCGTTTGTGATTCCGCAAACGACTTGTTTAATGACGCTATAGCCTGATCGTTTTTAACAACNCCGGANTTCACTTCACCAATTGAGCNTTCTAATTCAGTGACNGATTTAGAAAATGCTTTNTCTANATCAGCAATGGCTTGGTCATTCTTGATAACACCTGCTTTAACGCCATTTATTGATGCATTAACTTCAACAATAGATTGAGCCCATGCCAAATTTGCATCCGCAAACACCCGGTCTAAGCGCTTAATTTGCGCCATTGACTGACCATGCTTAGTGAATAAATCTTGCTGAACTTCGAATATTGCAGAGCCTTGTATCAAGTTAGATTCATTAATCCAATTAAGCTGGTCTTCCAAGCGTTTACCCGCTTCTGTAGTCATGAAACCATCACCCAACATGTCAATGATTTCATCTGTTTTGGTTTCCGGTGCGCCGCTCGCCTCAACAAATTGCGATTTACCAACAGGGTTAACGCTTCTAACATACACGTAATAAACTTGACCTGCTTTCAGATTGCGTCCCTGAATAACCCACATGGTGCCATTACCCAAGTATTCAGCCAATTGCTCAACATCATTAATGTTGGCTATACGCTTAACCGAGAACCAAAATTCATACTGCAGACGCAAAGCATTCTGCCCACCAACATACGGGATCACCCCTAAACTAAAAAACCCCGGAGTCACTTCAATATGCGATGGCGGTGGCGGTGGGTTAATGTCAAATGACACTGTTGACTGGTCACCCTTTTGCCCATCCTTGTTTTGTGGAGATACTGACAATAAATAATTACCTTGCGGTAAATTACCGATTCTATATCGATTTTCCTGTGTTTTAGCGGTACCAACAATACGACCGGCCTGAGTTAGCTTCAGAATAAAATCAACACCACGAACTGCAGTTGTTGTCGTCCAGTTTGCTTCCACTTGCCAACTATCACTATCAGGACTCACTTCAACAGATAAGTTTTCTACCGGTGGAATATAACCGCCTAGCGGGGTGTCGGGTAACGGCTCGAACGTGACGCCCTGATCAACGATGGACTCCTTTTTTGGTACATGCTGAACTGCAATAACACCGTAGCTGCCATCGCCTTTATCCGTGATTGTTATTGCTCTGAACAGTCTCCTTGCTAGTGCGGATTGTCCTAACGCCCAGACAGTCCCATGTCTTACTCCATTAGGAAGAGATTCAACCTTAACCTGATTACTTGATGGATAGCTGACTGCCTTTACTCGCTCTGGCTTTCCGGTTCCGTTGATTACCGAGATCATAGTGATCCCCGTTTCTGGCGGTTCAATATCACGGTCAAGGGTTAATATTTTTTGCGAAGTATCGATCTGCAATAAGCGCCCACCAATCTGCTCACCAACCCAATCATTATCCATAACTTCAATAATGTCGCCGGGTGTATGCCTTAACCCTTCGGCGCCCACATCGAATTCAACTGTTTGAGTTTCTAATTTTTCAGTGAGCAGGATCCACAGCCCATGACGTCGAGCTTGCCCTCGACTAGTGCAGCCAAAGGCGTCAACTCTAAGTACATTGGGACCAAATTGAGCGACCAAACCGTCATCGGAAACTTGTTCAATACTCGTTTTCCAACCATTTTCAGGGTCAATGAATCGCACCTCAATGATAGTATGCCTAGCTTTTAATGGACTAAAACTATAGTTAAATCGCCCATTCACAACGTTAGCATTCGTGTATGGCCAGACAATATCACTAGGTCTATCTTGAACAAAAGTAAGCTGCTGACCATTCCACACAGGCATAATACGCATCATTGAGCATAAGTCGCTCATATAGTCATAGGCTTTACGAATATCAGTAAGATAGGCATTGCACGTCATTCGTGGCTCTTTGTCACCAAACCCATTCGGTACTAATTGATCACAATACTGTCCAATCATATAGAGCGCAAACTTATCAACTTCCGAAATTTTCAGGCGCTTCCCAAGGCCAAAACGTTCGTTGGTAAGTAGGCTATACAATACCCATGCAGGGTTATTCGTGTACGCAGGTTTAAACGAGCCACTCCAAATTCCCTTGTAAGTACGTGTTTCAGGATCGTAGTTATCTGGAACCTGAATGATTAACCCTTTTACAAGATAATTTCGGCTAGGATATTGGTTGCCAAATTGCTCACTTTCAAATGTTAGTCCAGCAACAGCCGACCCCGGATACGTTTGAGTGATATCAGTGATTTCAGTATAACTTGACCAAATAGTATTGTTTTGTAGCTTATCGCTAGTGCTATCCGCTGTTAAACGAACCATTCGGATACTAAATGGTGGTGGCGGTAGATTATCAAGCACCACAGCCATCAAGTACGGCGAATTGCTCCGCTTACCGCGGATAGTCACATTCTTCTCTGTTACCCAAGAGCCACTACGCTGGATTTGAATTTGCAGATCAACCGATGTTCCAACGCGGTCACCATTATCTTTAACTTCAACTAAAGCTTGTGTTCCGAAGGTCAAGCGAAGGCGATCAATGTTACGAGAGGTAATTGTTCGTGTTACCGGGGTGCTTTTCTTCACCTCAATGCTAACAGGCGTTTCACTGGATGAAGATGAAAAACCTTCTAACGCAGGCTGTTCCAGCGTTCCAGATACCCATTGAGCCGTCATGCCGTTGACATTACTGTTACCCGATGAATCAATGACAGGGGTGTTGTTTAAGTAAACCCCTTTAAGATCGCCTATAGGCCCTTCAATTGGTCCTTCGCTGACTAAATCAATAATGGACAGTTTTTGTCTTGATGTTAAGTCATTTGGTGCTTCATACGGAGTATGTTGCTTACCACCATTTTTACCCATGATTACGTCTCCCCGCTACCACCGTGTTTACCTACATCAATATCTTTTGCATCGCCGTCATCCATAATTTCAACAGCCTGAGAAATAACCCGAGAGCCGCACATAATCTCACCGTATGCCACCGGAACAGGCATCCCTTGTGCTACTGAGTTTTCTAAGTTGCTGAAATAGGTGTTTCCTTTTTCTTCTTCCGATCGGGATAAATTAGGCGACTTGGGCATCGGCGTTAACATTTGAGCTACTCCACCAATCATCATTGCGGCACCAGCCAGCATCATCGATGCACCAAAGCTCCAACCTGCAGGGTTCCACCATCCCACCGCAAGAACAGCTGCGCCGGCAATAAACTGAAAAACACCACCATTTTTTGCTCCCTCAATGCGAGGAACGATGTGAATAACGGCATTTGGCATTAATGGCTCGTGAATACGTTGATGGAGTTCACCTGGTGAAACATCAGATCCACTGATACGGATGTGGTACCAACCTTCACTGAAGTGTTTTTTTAGATTGGGAATTTGTAGAAATAAGGCATGTAAACCTTGTACTGCAGTATGAATATTTAAATCGAAGCGGCGTCCAAATCGTTGGAGATCCCCGTAAAATCGGATGGTGACCATTTGCGGTAACGCCAAATCGAATGCGTCATTTTTTGCCATCTTTCGTTATAGACCTCTCGCTTACTAAGTTGATTAGGGACATGATGCAAAATAGTTTGATCGCCAAGATAAATGGCGGCGTGATTTGCTCGTGAACTGGCATAGCAACACAGAATAATATCTCCTGGTTGAATATCCCTTTTCACTTGTTTGAAGCCATTATTTGTTAGGTTCTCAAGGTACAAATCTTTACCTTGTCGCCACCAATTATCCTCTCTAACAAAATCAGGAAGTAAATGACCAGCTAAAAGATAAGCATCACGAAACAACCCATAACAGTCAGTGGTTCCATGCTTAAAATCACGTCCTAGTAATAATGGAACAGCATCAAACTTAATGATTTTTTCATCACAAACTAACCACCAACTCAATGCTGTTTTTAATTGATGCGCTCTGTCAGAAGCGCTAAGGAATGGCTTGCCATTTGGATGACTATGAACAATGGCTACAACCTCACCACGCTGGCTAGCTTGAATATAGTCTTCAGCAGAGATTGAGAAATAATTTTCAGGATCCGCGTGTTGATTTACACAAGGAAGATACATTTCCATTTCATCGATACGAATAATCAAACCGCACGATTCCTGTGGCGCCATGCTTTTTGCATGCTCCAGAATGTCATGTTCTATCATGGTATTCCTTACTGGCTTAGGCGGGATGAAGACAAGAAGCAGCCAATTCTGTCAGTGTTATTTCTAAGCTTGCAATCTGATAAGCGTTTGCCACATTTATCTTTGCTAGGATCCTTGGTTGGATTTCCTAACTCGTCGGCAACCGGCTCACCTGCGTAACCGCACTCTTTAGAGCGATAACTCCACGGGCAAACATCGGATAAAATCACTCGAGCAGGAACAGTGGCGCCCTCCGTCTCACTGGGTGCAGCAAGTTCAAACGTTGCTGTTTCAGAATTTAAGCTAGTCAGTTGCTCAATAACCCATCGGGAAACAACCTCTTGAGAAGGGTCGGCATTCTCGTTACCACCAGAGAAATTGATTTCATCTAAAAATCGCGCGCGAACTTTTCTGCGGATAACATTGCCACCAGCCCCCGAATTCAATCGGCTAGCAATGCCTGTCACGAGCCCAAATAAATTGGAAATAGTGATACTAGGTCGACTTGATGGTCCTTTCCCATTAAATGAAAAACCCTCACCAAAAATTGGGTAAGGGTCATATTCAAGCCCTTGCCAAACAATGGGTTTTAGTAATTCATTGGCGCCATTGTGAAAGCGGTACCGCGCTCCACCAATGTTGGTTAAGTCAATTTCATAGAGTTCGATCTCTGCATCACTTTCAAGTTCGGTAATAGAGATCAGCAGCTCAGGAGGAATGTTTTGCATTATTGCTCCCATAAAAAAACCAGCCGAAGCTGGTAATGTGAATGTGAATGCTTAATATTGATGAATACTAATTACTCTTTAGAATGAACATCACTCCCACAATGTTTGCACTTTATGGCTTCCTTTCTTATTGCTTCCGCGCAGAAAGGACACTTTTTAAATGCCAAGCTCTCACCATTTTTAATGGCTGCATTTTCATCTGTATTCATGGCTAATGCTGTAATCAAGGCTAGTAATACTGGGATAAAAGCCATGAATCCTGCCACCAATCCATTTCCTTGGGTAATATTACTAGTTATAACTACAACAAAAAATGACCCTATACACATAACAACAAAGTAAGCAATGCCCTTCAAGGCTCCGAACCTTTTTCCTGCAACAATGCTAACTATAATCGCAAAAATTCCATATATAAAAAAACCAAATATTGGCTCCATTTTATCTCCATAAGATTATTGATTCAAAACTACATGCTGAGTTCAGATTTAGCATTAAATAAATAATACTGAAGTGTGGGCTATAAAACCACCTCTTCAAATTCAGCACTTATTGATGTTCGTAAGTTGCCTGAGTCTGATGACCATTTTTTACAGACTACCTTTATGGCTTGCTTTGATTTTTCTGGTTGAAATAAAAAGGAAGTAATACCTCCATGCTTATTCAAAAAAGCCAACACCTGATCTGCAACGCTAGATTTCAGTGATAGTGTGATGTTAAATTTTCTTAGCTGGTGATTCATTCCGTCTGGCTGACGCTGCTCATACCCATCACCAAAACGGACTGCTTTTATCCTTGGAGTGAAATCTGTTTTCATCCCCGGCTTTATTGGCCAATTGAATATTTCCATCATTGCCTCAAATTAAAAAAGACAAGAAAAAGCCTCAATTTAGAGGCTTCTGTTTATCACGAGAACGAACCTCCGTCTCGGCGCTCTTTTGCTATAACTTGTTGCGTTTTTTTCTCTACTAAGTCCATTAGTTGCTTAACTGCATTAGGCCCCATTTCTCCATTACCACCATCATTTTGAATAGTGATATGATTAGTTTGGTAAAAGCCACCAGCATTTTTATTGGCATTTGCAGCTACAACACCTAGTTTTCCGTCAATACCACGCCTAAGTGGTAAAATCGCTTCTGGCCCTGCTTCGCCCATTAGTCCAGCACCACGAGCAAATGGGAAAAGTGTGGGTTTTGATACAATTTGCCCACTGTATGCACTTAGCCCAGGAGTGTTATAGACGCCACCATTAGCATTAGCAACAACTGACCCGCCACCAAAACCAAACGCTTCAAACCCCTTAACAATGGACATTTTCAACGCTATCTCAGTCAACATTTTTAATATTGACCTAGTGAAGTCTCTAAAACTAGACTCTCCACCAGTTAACGTTTCAGCCAATTGTGAACTAAAGCCATTTAATGTCGCTGAAGTAACACTTTGAATTTGAGCGTTTGCATCGAGCGCTGAGTCCCTATAGTCGCCCCACGCCGTTTTCATGCCAGCAAACCAATCTTGACGGGCTGCATCCTCTTGCTTGAATGTTTCCATTTTTGAAGCTTGAACTTGTGTCCATTGAGGCTCACTACCATAAGCAGATCTTAGTTGCTCAATCTCTAAAGCTCTTTGAAGCTCACGTGATGATAAGCCTAATGACTCAGTGATGGCTCTTTGCCTTGCTTCCTGTTGCTTGGCATATTTATCAGCTTGGTCGCTAAGTTTATTAATATGCTCTTGGCGTGATACCTGATCGCCAACTTCTGCGAGTGCTTTTTTATTTGCAAGGATACTTTCTTTGTTTTTTAGCAAAGATTGCTCATCAAGAGATAATTTCCTTTTTTTACTGGCTTCTTCTAGAACGCTAAACTTAGCCTGCTCTAGTTGAAAGTTTTTCCGTTGTTGGCTGATGAAATCCGTTGTACTGGCATGTTGCTGGAGAAGTTTTAGCTGAGCTTGAAGTGATGTTAGTTCAGCCTGTGAAGACTCATCTTGCCTTGTACCAAGATCAGGCTTATAAGCTTTGCCTTTAGGTGTTTTACGGTCTAATTCCTTTTGGTACCGTTCCTTTTCTCTCTGAATGGCTAAGTCTTTTGCTGCTTGAGAAGCGTTTTCGTTATTCCTTATTTTATTGAGTTTGTCTTGGTGTTTTTCCTCAGCTGTTTCATACTCCTTTTTTAAGGCAAGATCAGCTGCAATTTGCTTTTTATGCTGTTCATTAATTTGAGTGAATGAGCCTTTTAAAGATGATTCTATATCCTGTCTAAATTTTGTAAACTTAAGGATGGCTAGTCTTTCCTTTCTTTCATCCATACCAAATGAGTAAATGGATCCGTCGAATCTTGATATGTAATCTTCTAAGCGATTAATTTCATTTTCAACCGACTCACCCCTATAAATATCAAGCATTTTATCCCATGCTTTCTGAGCCTCCTCACCAACCCATTTCCACGCAGTTTCTAGATCACTCAAGTTTCCCTTGATTTGTTTAGTTCGCTCCTGCATGGCGTTTGCATATAATTCCATGGCAACTTTTGCCGCTTCCTGTTCCTTTCCTTGATCCTGTAGAATTAATATTTGCTCTAACTGCGTCGCAGTCAGAAAATGCATGGATTTATCGAGCTCCATTACCGCCTGAACAGGCTGATCTTTCAGACGCTGAAACTGCTTAATTGTCTCATCGACGGACTGCCCAGTGGCTTTTTCCATCTTAGCCGCGACACTGGTCACCATATCAACTTGAGCGCCAGTAAATGAACCAGAGCCGACAACTTGAGCCAAAGCATCAGCCATTTTGTACTGAGTAATTCCCTCGCCAGATAACGATTTGGCCAGATCGTTTAACTGCCCATTGGTTTTTGCTGCGTAGTTGCCAGTTAAAATCAACTGTTTATTGTATTCACTAAGCTCTTTCGAGCCCTGATAAGCAGCAACACCAAACGCAGCAATAGCTCCAGCACCGCCTACCATTGCCAATTTCCACGGGGTGATCAAAGAGGTAATTGCTTTTAAAGAATTACCGAACCCTCCAAACGAGTCCTTTATTTGTCCACCTTGCTGAACTGCCACTAGCCATGGCGGCATACCCGAGGCGAGCGACGTCACAATATCAGTCATTTGCATCGGCAGCTGTCGCATTGCTTGGCGGTACTGCACAGAGGTTAAAGTAACCCCTTTCATGACACGATTTTGAGTTTCTAACTTGCGAATATAAACATCTGCTGCGCTCGATACACCAAGTTGAGCCGCTTGAATGCGCAGCATTTCAGTACGAGATAGATTTTGCTGGGTAACTTGCTCTTTAAGTTTGTTAATGAATCGCTGCTTTTGCTGCGTTGCTGATATCTCTGCGCGCTCAAGCGATTTTGCCGCACCGACAGCTTGAGAGGTTAATGCTTGGTAATCTTTGACGTGTAATAGTCCTTGTTGCATGTCTTGGTTCATGCGACGGCGGACTTCATTAAGACCCTCAAGCCCCTTCCCGTATTTTTGAACAGCATCAAGTTGGGTATAGTATTGCTCAGCCAGAATTTCTTGGTTACGTGCAGACCCCGCTCTTTTGGTCTCTGCCTGCATAATTTGTTGAATTTTCTGGTGTGTTTCGTCCATTTCCTTTTGAGCCAAGCGTCGCATGGCTGACTCTTTTTGTTCCGCAGAAATAGACTCTTTTTCAAACTGTTTTAACTGGGACCGCGAGCGCTGAAGGGCGGCTTCTGCCTTAGCTGATTGTCTTTCAATGAAATCTTGCTGGCGCTTAATTGATGCTTGATCACGACGCTCTTGTTCAGTTAATTGCCTTTCGACTCGACCTGCTTTTTCAAGAAACTCCGTCGTATTAGCGCCAATTTTAATCTCAAGATCCGCGATTTGGCTGCTCATATCTTACCCCTCCCGTAATTCCCTCGCTGACTGATTGAATAACGTCATCTGGCATATCCTCATCATTAGGTTCTATGTCAGTTAGCAGCATGAAATCGGTTATTTCAGTTTTTGCACCACACATGGCTGAATAAACGGAACCATGCAAAGCAGCAAACTCAACATCAATCAATTGCGGCATAAATGGCGTTCGACTAAAATGATCAACCCAATCGTTATATTCAGTTGCACTCATTTCACTGAGCATTCTGCGCCAATCAGGTCGACCAAACTCACGCGCAAGGCGCAAGGCAAACGTGCGCTCACGGCTGGCTATTTTCCCATTGAATCTTGTTCATTAGTCTCTTCACCTTCGGCGGAAGATTCTTGGGCATCGCCTTTCATTCCACTGATTTCAGAAATAACAGAAACTGCCTCTTCCAGTGCCGATGAACTCCACGTTAAGGCAACCTCTCCATATACCTCTTCAACATCACGGTCTCGGTCGCTATGCCATAGAGATCGAGAAACTAGCCATACATTGCTTTCTGCAATTTGGCGCATGGATTTTGCTGCAAGTTCAATACCTTCCAGATTGCTAGACTCTTTTTCCTTTAATGCTAAAAAATCAAAATAATCTGCACGTTGTAATGCTGACAGTTCGTGCAAAACAACTGATTCACCGCTAATTTGTGCTTCTTTTTTCTTTAAAAACATATTGATACCCTTTTGATTAAAAATAAAAAAAAGGCCGCTAAGCGACCTATTCTATGTTTGGTAAATACATTTGAGCTTCTTTTACAACACGCTCCCTTGCGGTTAGTAGTAACTGTTTTCTGCCACCAACACCCCAATTAGCCATTGTTCTAGCGCAGTTGCTTACATTCTTAACTTCAGTATTGATAACATGATCTAACTTGTTCAGCTTGGCCATGATATCCAAGCCTTTTCTTGCAGCATCCTTGAATGTGTTGTAAACCAATATTTCAAACTCAGGCTTTAGCCAAGCAGCATATCGAATCACGACTAATTCAAGCGCCCACACACCATGATTTAACCCGCCATTGATAACTTTGACCGCAGTGCAATTTTGCATTGCGCTTAATTTATCAACGAACGCTTTTACCTGCTTACTTCTCAGGAACTGGCTTGGATTTTGGTTTTCTCTGGCTTCGCCATTAATTACCGCTGAGGCATGTAAATCATTCAGGCTATATCTTCCTTCATTATCCACTCGGACAGATACCCCATTAATACTTACTCTTGGATATTGCATAGTGTCTACCTTACTTAGTAATGAACCCTTGCCGAAATAGGAAACCAGCCCATCGAAGCGACACCAGCTATAACTGATCCCCTCAAAGGCTCATTACCTAAATATTGGCTCGATGTATTACGTACGAATGTGCTTTCGGTGCACGGGAGAGAAATAAAAAAGCCACACTCAGTGTGGCTATATGATTGGTCTAGCGAGTTAGCCTTTAGGCTGAACGACTGTTTTACCTTCTGGCTTTGGTGGAATTTCTTCCGCCAACGTTGGGCGACCTGTATTTTTAATCTTTACCGTTCGCGTAATTGTTTCTTTGATTGGGATGGTTTTACCGAGTCCACTCACCCACCCCTTAAACAAATCAACCGTTCCGTTTGGATAAGCAATTTTGTAGAAACGTGAAGCACCGCTGTCGAACCATTTTACAAGGTCTTTTTGCCCCTCTTCTCCGGGCTTCCACGCTAGCGTAATGCTCGCCTCACCGGAGGATTTCTCCCCCTGAGTCGTATTTTCCCAATCACCATTAGGGTCATCAAGGTAGCTATCATCCTCACTGGCCGCAGTGATCTCACCCGGTTGTAGTTCCTTGACTTTACCGAGGCGAGTAAAGCCAGTCTCACTTAATGGATCCGTAATTTGTTCTTCATCCCCCGTGTAAATCCACAAGGTAGTTCCAGCGCCCTTAACTGGCGCCAGTGGATTAGGTACCGTTGGCATAGTTCTGTTCCTTACATTTCATATTTAATTTGATAAGAAAGGTCGACAGAGGCCCACAACGACATTTCATCATCGCGGTCATAGTCATAGCCTTTCGGTGTCATATCAGTAATCACTTCCCCTAAATCAGTCATATCAGCCACCGCTGGATATAATTTTTCCTCGACCCACTTATCTAACGTGGCATCGGGTACGGATGATTTAAGGAAAAGTTCGAGGTGGAGAATGGCTGTCCATTGATTGGAATCCAGATAATAAGGATCCGGTCTTGGCTCTGTAAGATAAACAGCAATGATAGGCAGTTCTGATTCATCAAAATGAGTTGGCCGACCATCATACGTTTTGATATTCGGAAAGCGCTCATTTAAGTGCTGTATGACTGTATTGCGAATTCGAGTGTGAACAATCACTATCCCTCCTTAAAGCACAGCCTTAACTGATTATTTAATGCATAGCGCACTTCTTTATCGATATCCGATTCTCGAACATTAATAGCGTGTTCTTCAAAAGCCTCAGTCAGTGGTTTTGAGACAGGGATTTTCACCACTTCAATAGGATATCGACTCTTACCAACACGCTGCATTACATGCCAGCGGCCATTGTTGAGTTGCTGAATAAACGCATTATGAAACGTGAATTTCCCAACTTTTAAAGTGCTACCCATTCGATGACCTGAATTCCGGTTCCTCGATAATTGAACTCGTGCGGTACCGAGTACGATAGCAGGGAGATTCCCTCGGTTAACAGTAACGCGGGCTTTTGGGGTTCCATGTTTTGAACTCGCCTTACTGAACTTAACGCGCTTACGGATAATTTTTTGCTGGATTCGCACTTCTTTAGAAACCTGCTTGACGCTACGGCTTATCGCTCTTGCAGCAACCCGGTTGATCGCCTGTGCGGTCGCAATAGGTGTGACCTTATCAACAATGACATTTAGATTACGAATTGCGTCATCGATCCCCTTCATCGTCAACAACCTCTAGAAAAAGCATCCACTTGCCATTAAATCGCTGTCGGCGAGTGGCTGTGTAATGGATCCCATCAGCAATAACGCGGTCATTCTTTCCGGGCTTAAATGAATCAGAAAAAATGACATAGGAAATCCCATCACCCGTAACCGGACCAAATTCAGGTAGAAAATGAGAATCCACCCCAATATGTTCCGTGCCGTTAATAGAAATAGGCTTCCCCATCCGCTTTGCTGTGAGCGCGTCCATTCGATCCGTTAATCGCTCAAACGCACTCATGGATTAACCACCCGCGGCAGCTGCTGCTGGGAAAATGTTAAGCTTCACCGCGACCATTTCATCACCCGCTTCCGCAGCTGACCATGTTACGCCTACCGCAGCACCACCTTTATCCGCAACAATGCCTTTTTCAGCGGTTACAGCTTGACCAGCCGTCAATGCCACACCCGCTTTTTTAGGAAGCAAATAAACCCCCTCGGCAAAACCATCACCGATTTCACCAGGAGCAATGTTTGTCGCCGCGACGCAAGCCAAAACGCCAACCATCACAAGAGATCCACTTAGAATGCTATCTTTTGCTGAGGTATTAATAATCTCAACAGTCAAACCCTGTTGCTGGTAATTCTTAGCCATAATGTCTCCTACCGGCTCCGAAAAGCCGGATTTTAGGTATAAAAAAAGCCCGTCAGGGCAATATGATTAATTTAACAATCGGAATTAAGCTTCAACACGAAGCAAGCCGCGGTAATCAATAGGCGCAACACCCGCATCAATGCGAACTTTTGTGGTTACGCCATCAGAAGTAAACCCTTCTTGTTGGTCAATATAAGGAACATCAACACCATTTAAATAAGCGACTTCAATAGTGTCAGTGCCTTTTGCTGAGGTCATATACCATGTGGTATCGCTATTAGCATCTAAGCGTGGTTCAGTAATGATTTCGGCAATATTACGAATAGGGTTGATGATGTTGGCATTCACGTCTGCGCCTTTTACGCTACCAGAGCCAACAACCTGAATCGCTGCGATTTCTAATGCTGTTGGCACAAGCATAAATGCAGGGCGAATATTTAACGCTCGCTCGCCTTCTTTTTGCTTGCGCATGGCTGTTCGACCATTGGCAATAGTGTCAACGTCCATACCGCCTTTAATACTGTTGCCATGATCTGCACCAAAGAGTGGCTTACTGTCAGATTGCATTTTTCCATTTTTTGTCAGAATAACGTAAACCAAATCGCCAATGGTGGCTTTAGCAGCACGCCCTAACTTCATTGGGATATCGGTTAACATTGACATGTCATCGTTGATGATGGCTTGTCGCGAAATACTAAAAAGCTCCCCGTAGGTAGCAAGTGCAATCGTCTCTTTTTTGTCGCTCGTGGTGACATATTTATACTCTGCCCCTTCACGAACTTCACGAATAGAATTAAAGCCCCCCATGCCGACACGAGTTGCAGTTTTAAAATCGCTGAGTTGCCCTTTTTTCGTCCATAGATCAAAAGTTTCCTCAGCCTCATCCCAGCCTTGTAAAATAGATTTATTGGCAACATCCAGTAAAATATTACCAAAATCAGAGGTGGTGTGAGTAAACGCCATTGCGATCATTTGCATTGGGTTGTAGCTTGCGACACCCACGCCGCGATCAGCCAGTGACATACGGGCTAACTCACGGAGTGTCATGCAGTTATATGGGTTGTCAGCATGAACTTCATCATAACCAGCACGCGCCATTAACGATGCTCGGACACTGTCACCAACGATGTTCCCGTTATTTGCGAAGATATGAGCGCCATAATCGTTTTTATTGGTCGGCGTCGCTTCTTGTCCTAGTTTATTAAGCAGTTTCTCCCTTGCGTTCTCGACAGAACAATTCACATCAAGCACACATTCCATCATCGTGTCATTGTGCTTGCCACCAAACATCGCAAACAGGTCTTTGATACCATTCATACGGGCTTGCTCATTCTGGCGCACTTGAGCCTGAATACCTGCCGCATCCTGTTGCGGAGCATTCACTGGATTCTGAGGTTGTGGCGCCGGCTCATTGACGGGATTAGTTGTGTTACGTGGATTTGATAAACTGTTTTTCAGTGTGTTTTTTAATGAATTTGGCATGGATTTAAATTCCTCAATGCGTTTAGATGAAAGACTCGCCATTGCTTTAACTGGCTCAATAATGCTGTTAGCAAAACCGTGCTCAACGCACTCTTCTGCCGTTAACCATGTTTCTTCACTGAGCATGGCTTCAAGTTCTTCTTTGGTTTTCCCTGTTTTCTCCATGTACGCGGGAATTAATACGTTTTCGACTTTATCCAACAAATCGGCGTAGTCACGCATATCATCGGCATCACCCCACGATACCCCCCATGGCTTATGGATCATCATCATGGCATTGGTTGGCATAATGACTTCATCCCCAACCATCGCAATGACCGAGGCCATGGATGCTGCTAATCCATCGATATATACCGTAATGCTGGCATTGTGGTTTTTTAACTGGTTATAAATGGCTATGCCTTCAAAGACTTCACCACCCGGTGAATGAATATGAAGATTAATGTGGCTAAGATTTCCCAGCGCAATAAGATCTTCAGTAAATCGTCTTGCGCTAATACCCCAGCCACCAATTTCGTCATAGATGTAAATATCTGCCGTCGTTTCACTGGTTGCTTTCATTTGAAACCAGTTTTTATCCGGTGATGACATCAATGGCTTATTCATCGCTGTGCTATTTTTTGGTGGCACTTGATGTGTTTGTTTCATTTGCATTTTCGCTACCTTTGTCATTTGCCGGATCGGTATCAAAAACCAGCCCCAGCCGTTTATTTTCATCGATTTCTGCTTTACGACGACGTTTAACCTCCGCAGGGTTCCCGCCTCGAGCTCGAACCCAGTCACTCTCCGATGCAGCCCCACCACGAATTTGTGTTTTCCATGCATTAGATTCTTTAAGTGGGTCAATCCACGGCATAACCGGACCACTGTAAGTAGCGTTATAGAGTGAATCGGGATCAACATCCGGTGGGACGACAATCACCCCTGAAGTAATCGCCATGTTTAACCACTGACGATAAACAGGACGGCTTACAGAGCCACAAAAGGTGTCTTGCAAGATGTAGTAACCCTCAAATGACTCCACCAGCTCTTGCCGCTGTGCGCTGTATGTCCCGTTATAATCACGCGCAATACTGGAATAGCTTCCGCGACTTCCTGCAGCAACTGCTCTAAGCTGACCGTTACGGAAATTTTCAAGGTTTTGGTTAGGTCTGTCTGACTTGATCATGCCAACATCTTCACCGGGTTTTAGCCCATCAAAGATAATGCCCGGCACAATATCAAGACTACGATCATCTTCATCACTGCCATCATCATAAGTACCCGCATCCCCTTTTTTGATATACATCCCCAAAGAGGCGGCAATACGTGCGGCGGTCAGTTCTGCATCTTCATAGTCTTTCAAAGCACTCAAACGCGTCAAAATGCCAGAAAATAAACTATTACCTCGGATTTGATGCAAGCGACGCACATATTTTAAATGCAGCATGTTTTCGGTCAGGATGGACTTAAGATCGCCCATTTGCTGCCCTGTGGTGAGTAAGCTTTTGTACACAAAGTAAGACTGCGGCCGCCCCCAGTGATTAAGCTGAATGCCCTGCCGAATATTTTTGCTTGTATCATCAAGGTGAATTGGCACAAAGTCTGGTTCCAAGGCTTCCAGCCAAAATGGGATACCCGCCTGTTTATCAAGCCCCTTTTGATTGCCCCTCACTAATTGAGCAAAGACTTCGCCGTCTCGGATCCACGTCCTGACTAAAAGGCGCTCAAGCATGGGCCGCGTAAATTGCCCTGTAACTTCCGGTCGAATTGACCATTCAGACCACGCAGTTCGGATCTGCTTCGCGAGATCATCATGAATTTGCCCGGTAAGAGATAATGGCTGAGGCTCAACAATAATCCCTTTACTCCCAACAACTCGCTCTTCAATTTTGTCAAGAATGCCAATGACAAGGTCGTGATTACCGTCCAACCATCTTGCTTGCTCACGTAATGACTTACCGCCCATTTGAGTTAACTGGTTGGCATTTCGGCTCTCTCTTCGGGCCTTATGAATACGAGATGGCGTCGCAGCCTCATAAGCTTGAATGGCATAACGAGATTTGGCTCGCTGACTCGCCCATGACGGTGAGAGTGCCGCGATAACCTTATCCAACATATTCATGAAAACCTCGCCACTTTATAACCGGGTGAATGACGGCGTGAAGCACTGGTTGCCATATATCTAGCCTCCCATTGCTCGCGCCCCTTACGGATTTCACTCAAATTTTCCATGGTCATTGACTGTCCATTAAACGTGACGTTTTTACCCTGCAGTATTTCCATTTCTGCTTTTAGGTAAGCATCCAGCATTTCCTTAATTTGTTCTCGGGTCATACCCACCCTCCAGAATTTGCAGACACAGGGGACCATGCCGAACTTACGCTAGGTTTGGTCTCTTGTGTTTCAGTTTGAGATTGAATTGATGTTGAGCTTGAGGAGGGTTGGCGATTTGCTGGCTGTGGTGATTGAACATTGTTCACATCCGGCAACCTTGCCCACTTAGGTGGGTTCTCCCATTTGATTTTTTCGTAACCGAGTAATATGACTAAAGCATGCGCATAAACCGTTAAGTCAAACGCTTCGTTAGCCCCTTTACCCGGCTTCGACCATTTACCATTACTGTCGCGCTCTTCATACGTGAGTTCATCGTAAAAAGAGTCCTCCAGCCAATCAGGAAAGTGGATATAGTTATTTCCCACCGTTTCTCTTCCTAAGTGCGATGAAATACGGTCTTTTAATTCATTGGTTTGTAGCAAGTAAATAGGCACGTCACCGCGAGCCCTTGCACGGCGATCTGAACGCTCTGTATTGTCAGGGTAAGATTTGGTAATCAGTTTGCTTTTAGCCTTACCATCCCCTTTAAAAAGATATACGCGACGAGAAAGTCCTTCTTTTTTGCACTTGCGCCAAAACTGATAAGCGTTATCTGTTACGCCTTCTTCCCCACCAGTATCTACCGCCATGCTATGAACACCCATTTCAATATCTTCATGATCTTGAAGTGGATATGTTTTATCTAAAACATCCGTAATTAAAATATCCCAGTCCTCGGCATAAGAGGAAGGGTCAATTTTTAAGGCTTCACCATCCGCGTTAGAACGCAGAGAATGCGTAATATCAAACCGATCAATTATCCATCGCTCACCTCTGGCGCCATAACCTATAACTTGAACGACAAAGCGGCGTTTTTTACCACCTTGTACGTCGACTGTAGCAACCAAAAATCTCACACCAGAAGGTACTGAGCCATAATCCCAATATTCAGCACGCAATTTAAGATCATCACCGCTTCGCTGCTCTTGGTTGATTTTCGGTAAGTAAGGCTGCCCCCAGTCCGTGTTAATGACGGATTTTAGGGTTTCTTCACTCCCGGTTCGTTCATATTCCTGCTCGGCATTGAGTAAGTTATAAACTAACTTTTCCCACGTCTGATATGCGGCTGCTGGACCTTCCATCCAAAATGATGCAATGCGGGAGTCTCGTGCATTTCCTGTGATATTACCGTGTTTATCAATGGATTCACCTTCTCTGAGCCAGACTCCGCGATTGTTTAACGTTCTTTTTTGCTCAGGCTCAATCAAATTCATGCAATGTGGACACTGCAGTCTGGCTGCTTTGCTTCCTGTTGTTGGATCATCGCCCTCACTAAAACCCACCATATTTTCACGAATGGGAAGAAAATATTCTGAACAGTGTGGACATGGCCAATACCAGCGCCGGCGATCACCTCGATTATAGAGAGATAAAATCCCCGTGGTTGGCGGGGCTTCATGTGGTGTGTTTCGCCGCCATTTGCTGTTTGTAATTTCTCGACCAGGAGAACTTTCAACTAATGTTTTTCCCGCAGACATAAACGTCGTAGTACGTTTTGAGGCTAGTGTATAAGCATCGCCTTCGCCGTCCACATCCTCTGGAAATCGGTCATAATCTGTCAATGCGACAAATCGGTAGTCAGATGAAGACATGATGTTCACCGACGGCCAGCCTATTTTTAGGTAATTCCCAGCCTTAAAGGTTTTATCATGAACGTTATTATCGTTACGATGCGGGCTAAGCCTTTTGGCAACTTCACGGCTCGATCTAAATGTTCTATCTAATCGCTTCTTGGAGTGCTCCCGTGCTTTTTCTTCTGTCATTTGAATCAGCAAAAAATCAGCGGGATCACAAACAATCACATACACTATCCAACCATCAATCAACCCTAGAGACTTTCCTGTCCGCGCTGGGCCAACGAAAATGACTGAATCATACCGTCTGTCCGCTAAGCAATTCATCGGTTCAATGATGTACGGCGTTAATGAATCATCCCATGGTATTGACGTCCCCTCGCCCATGGGTACTCGCATATATTTTTTTACGGCTTGAGCAATTGGCATTCGCCTTGGCGCTTTGAGTAATGCGGAAACGTCCTTTCTCACTGAAGATGCTGAGGCGTAATTAGTTTTCATCATCAAAATCCTCTGCATTCATAACCTCGGATGAAAGCACGTTCCTCAACTCATCGACGAGCTTTTGAGCCTCAGTGATTTGATCTGCTTTCCAGCCATTATCTCGCTCAAGTTTATCTGGCCATGTATCAAGTACCTGAGAAATGGCTTTGATCATCACCGCCATTTCCCGATGAACATCCGCAACCGGCACTAGTTGCTTCAGTGTTGTTTCCAGCTTTATTCGTTCATTTTCAGATTGGTACCAATCTTTTCTGTCCTTTGGAAACATGAGTGCTGGATCTTGAATGCCACTCGGCTCTGAATCTTTATCGGCGCCAAATAAAACGGGGCCGACTTCCCGAAGTGCATAAACGGGATTACCTCTTACATTACTGGCTATTGGGGTATTCGCATCGAGCAATCGCTTTTTAACTGTTCCGCGATTTAAGCCGAATGCTTCAGCAATCTTAGCCACGCTCCAGTTGTAGGCGTCCCCCAGATTGCTGATGTTGGACATTGACACCTCACTCTGTCAGGTGAAAATTGATATTTTCATTTATTATCATAGGGATATAACGCATTGAGGTGACAACTCATTATTAAAGTTGTCACCTCAATCTCGATATTCACAAATTAAATCAAATAGTTAAATGACCTGCTGCTGACAGCATGGAAATTTGAAAACGAGCCGTTTCCCGCGTGGTCGCCGCCTCGTGGTAGGGGTACCCCCTCAGGAGTACCTTTTGAATTATGCGTAAAATTAATCAATCTAATGAGTCTAAGGTTTCTTTGGTGGTGGAAGTGATCTGGAATTGCTAGGCCGCTTAGGCCGATAGCCTTTAACATTTACACCCTCGTCATTTAGTTGCTTATCCAATTGCTCTCTGAATTGGTTGGGGTTCTTAAATCCTTGACTGCCCATACATTACCTCCGCATACATCACGTCTATAATTCTCGGCTTTGAATAAATCCAGCCATACCTTAGTAATACAGTTATCTCATTAAGCTTTTGTTTTGACATAATATTAGCCACCATAATCAATCTGTATCCGAATTGCTTCCTCATAGGTTGCATCACGCCAGCCAGTCATGGTCTTAATATCATCACTTGAAATACTAAGAGGAAACCTTGACCGCTTTATATTAATTTCAACCTGTAACACAGAAAGTCCGGTCAGGTTCTGCCGCCTAAATTTAAATCGGCCAGTCAAGCCAACTTCATGATTTCTAAATTGAGGTAATGGCATATCAAGCAAATCCCGAGTTATTACGCAGGGCATCAATAGAAACCTGTCGAAACTTATCAGCTATAGCAGCATTAGCATCGTTAAACGCTAGTGTTAGCTCTTCGATTTGCTGTTGATTCTTTTGCGTACCGTCAATCACCTGTTGCAATGTTTCCGCCAATGAACTAGTGACTAAACTTCCGCGCCCATCTTTTAGTCGTTCTGTCTCTTCAGGTTCTTTCTTCAGTGCGCGGGTAATACAAGCAGACTTCAGTGAAGCACCATTGAAATACGCCTGACCATTATCGATATTGATGTAGTGAGTAACAAAGCCGCCGCTTGCAGGTTTCTTTAGTCCGATACTAACCATCAGCCCGTTAATTCGCCTTAGTTGTGCCTCTAGCTTATCCAGATCAGTAGTATCGACTGATACCTTGACACTTAACTCAGCAATTTCTTTTTTATCTGTCATGACTTTCTCCACAAATGAAAAAGCCCCGCTATTTTGCGAGGCTCATATTCGTAATATCCGCTTGAGATTACTACCTTTTTAATGTTGTGGCCATTCACGATTAACGTATAGTGACGTTACATTCATGAACTATTATTCTCTACTTTGCCCCGATATCTGGGGCATTTTTATTTCTAGTCGCTTCAATTTCTCGAATAGCTTCAAGCTGCTCATTCGCCTTCTCTATCGTTCCTAGCAATAATCTGTTCCATAATACAGACGCTTTGAATGATAGGGTTTTACCGTCACTGTCAGGCGGCAATGGCGGTANCACAGAATTAGTNAANGTNGATGGAATTGGANCGCATTGCNCGCNCTCGTANCTCGTTTGTGTANTCGAACAAGCCATCAGTAACANGCTGAGGCACAAGAGAATCACAAGAAGACTCTGCTTTGAGTATCGTTTTATATTCAATGATTTTCTCCTGNGCTTTCGCATCAGCTTGAATGCCNTTCCGGTATGCTGTTGTTGCTATCTGATTGAAGCGATTGAATTGAAATGACTGACNGGCAATGACTGCACTTTGTTTGATGTTATCTTGCTTTAACTTGTCGTTGTCGNTCTTAACTGCAGTGTTATTATCATAAAGCGTNAATGCCAACCANCTAACAGCAACTAACATTAAAAAAAGCCAAAACGAGTTATCTATCTTCATAAGTTAACCTGC